AACAGAGACACTGGTACTATTACCATTGACGGCCTACATAAATGGCACGATTACCACACTTTTGCTATTGATGCCGGAATATTCGTGAAGAACTCAATGAATGAAGATTATTTCTTCCCCGTAACAGCAGAAGGCCGTGGGTCAAGTGTCGAGGTTCTTCCGGGTGGACAAAACTTGGGTGAGATTGATGACTTACGTTATTTCAACAATCGCCTTGCTCGTGGTCTTCGTGTTCCTAGCTCATATCTTCCGACTGGGCCTGATGATAATACTACTCCATTGAGCGACGGTCGCGTCGGTACTGCGATGATTCAAGAATTCAGATTCAATCAATATTGCGAAAGATTGCAAAACTATATTTGCATGAAACTAGACCAAGAATTTAAATTGTTCTTGCGCTGGAGAGGTTTCAATATTGACACTGGCTTGTTTAATATCGTATTCAATCCTCCTCAGAATTTTGCTGCATATCGTCAAAGTGAACTTGATACCGCAAGAGTAAACACATTTGCTTCATTAGAGCAGTTGCCTTACTTAAGTAAAAGATTTTTGCTTGAAAGATTCTTAGGTCTTAGTGAAGAAGAAATAAAGAAGAACGAAAAGCTCTGGCAAGAAGAAAACGAAGACGAAGTTTCACAAGATCCCAAGGGCACCGACTTGCGTAATATCGGAGTCAGTACAGGTGATTTTGCAAGTGATCAGAGTACAGCAGATGAAATTGAAAGTACAGAAAATTCTGCGGAAGTCGGTGGCCCTGAAATTGCTGGTCCAGTTAGCGGAGCAGAACCCGGTGTGCCTGGCGGCGCGGCAGGCCCTGTCGGCGGTGCTCCCGCGGCATAAAAGATAAATAAGTTCATGAAACTAACTGAGATGTATGATGCCCCTGTCGCCGGGATGCAAGATATTGATTCGGACAACAGCAAACCAGTGTACCGATCTAGCCGCAAAACTAAACTAACATTAAAACAAATCAGAAAGCTTCGTAGGATGATGGATGTTAGAAGATATGAGAAAAAGTTATATCTAACAAAAGTTCGCAAACAATATAGACCTAAAACAGAAGCTGGTCCTACAATTTAATATACAAAAGTATTATAATTTGTAAAAATCAAAAAAACTAGCACTTATTGCGATGTTTTCCTGACTATGGTGTAAATAAAGATACAACAAAGCCATTTCTATCAGGAGAAACAATAATGTCTTTAGATAAATTTAAGCAATTACATAACTTGGTCATTAATGAAGACCATTCAGCAGCAAGTGAACTTTTTCACGAAATCGTGCTTGAAAAGTCACGTAGCATCTTTGAATCATTGATGCACGATGAAGATGATATGGATGAAGGCATGGGCGGCCAAGTAGGCGACATGCTTGATGAAATTGAAGTCGAAGAATCAGGTATGATGGAAGACGATGAAGCTGACATTGATTTTGATGACAGTGATGATATGCTTGATTCCGACGATGACGGCGACTTCGGTGACGAAGAAGCAGAACATGAAGAAATTGAAGACGCTGTAATCCGTATCGAAGATAAGCTAGATCAGCTTATGGCCGAATTTGAAGAATTGATGGGCCAGGACGAAGAAGATGATGGCGATGAAGAAGATTATGACGACAGCGAGGATGCATTCGGTGGCGAAGAAGATGATTCGGAAGACTTCGGCGATGAAGAAGATGACGAAGAAGCCGAAGACATGATGGAAGCTGTACAACTACAAAAGATCGGCAATCCAGTTCACGGCGATAACGGTTCACAACCAAAGAGTACTGTAGCATTCAATTCTGGTCAGGAAGGAATGAAGAGTAAGCCAGTCAAATTTAGCGGAGACACTGAAACTGTCCCAACTGGCCCAAAATCACCTAGTAACTCATACACCAAGGGCGAAACATCTGTGAAGGGTGCCGGTTCATTCAAGAACTCACCAGGTCACAAGGGTCTTGATCTAGACAGTGCTCCAAAGGCAAAACACGGTGATGACGGTTCAAACAAGCGTAGTCCGGTGGCAGAATCACGCCGTCGCACTGCTCGTAGACCAATTCGCTAATAAGGACATCTGGGAAAAATGGCTTTGTATCTCAGAGAAAATCTGACTTTTGATAAAGCAGGGATGATCGTCGAGTCCGTAACAGAAGGCAACGACGATCAAAAATCCCTCTATATGAAAGGGATTTTCATTCAGGGCGGGGTGAAAAACGCAAATGAGCGTATTTACCCCGTCACTGAAATTGAAAAAGCTGTGGTAACTCTCAACGAACAAATTACTGAAGGGTATAGTGTTTTAGGAGAAGTAGACCATCCAGATGATCTTAAAATCAATTTAGACCGCGTATCACATATGATTACTCGTATGTGGATGGATGGTACAAATGGTTTTGGAAAATTAAAAATTCTCCCTACTCCAATGGGTCAACTAGTAAAGACTATGTTGGAGTCGGGCGTCAAGCTAGGTGTATCTAGTCGTGGATCAGGTAATGTAAACGATCTAGATGGCCGTGTCAGTGATTTTGAAATCATCACTGTAGATATTGTTGCACAACCAAGTGCCCCTAATGCATACCCCAAAGCAATTTATGAAAGCCTCATGAACATGAAGCATGGTCATAAAGTTATGGAAATTGCAAAAGATGTGCAGTTGAGTGGCAACAAACAAGTGCAAAAAGCTCTAGGTGGGGAAGTAATGCGACTCATCAATGAGCTAAAACTACGATAAGGGGAAACAAGCATGTTGGATGCTATCAAACCATTGCTTGAAAGTGGCCTAATTAGTGAAGATATCGGGTCTCAGTTAAATGAGGCTTGGGAAGTTAAATTAAAGGAAGCCAAAGAACAAGCTACTGCGGAACTTCGTGAAGAATTTGCGCAGCGTTACGAGCATGATCGTAATGTTATGGTAGAAGCCCTTGATAAAATGATGACTGAAGCTCTTAATGAAGAAATTGCAGAATTTGTTCAAGAGCGTAAGGCAGCAAACCAAGACCGAGTACGCCATGAAATGCAATTGCGTGAAAATGCAACCAAGTTTAACGATTTCATGGTAACTAAATTAGCAGAAGAAATTCGTGAACTTCGTACTGACCGTAAGGCACAGATGGAGAACATGCAGAAGCTTGAACAATTCATTGTTCATGCTCTTGCAGAAGAAATTCGTGAATTTGCAATTGACCGTCAGGCAGTTGTTGAAGCTAAGGTCAAGTTGGTTGCCGAAGGCCGTAAGCAACTTGAAGCACTCAAAGCAAGATTTATTGCAGAAAGTGCCAAGAAGATTAATGCAGCAGTCACAACACACCTCAAGAGTGAACTATCACAACTTAAGGAAGACATCAAGCTCGCTAGAGAAAATAATTTTGGACGTAAGATTTTTGAAAGTTTTGCAAGTGAATTCAGTGTAACTTATCTAAATGATAAGGCTGAAACTCGCAGAGTAATGAAGACTCTTGCTGAAAAAGAACATAAACTTGCAGAAGCTACACAAAAGTTGCAGCAGGCAGCTAAGCTAGTAGAAAGCAAGGACCGTGAAGTTCGTATCATCAAAGAATCAGCAAATCGTGAGAAGACAATGAGTAAATTACTTGCTCCTCTCAACGAAGAAAAGAAAAACGTGATGAGAACTTTACTTGAAAGCGTACAAACAGCAAAGCTAGAAAACGCTTTTGATAAGTATCTACCAGCCGTTCTCAACAATGGTTCAGCACCATCAGCTAAGAAGACGACCTTAACTGAAAGTGTAATTGTTGCAGAAGTAACTGGGGATAAAACTGCCAAAAAAGTTACCGAAGTCGATCCAAACCAAAATGACAACGTGATTGACATTAAGCGTTTGGCAGGGCTTTAATTAAGACATAGTTTAGGAGAAATATAAATGTCAAACGTACTCTTAGAAAGCCGTTGGGGTGAAACTAAAGAAGCCCTGTTAGAAGGCTTAAAAGGAAATCGTCGCAGTTCAATGGGCGTTATCCTTGAAAATACAAAGAAGGCTCTACTTTCAGAAAGTAGCGCCGGCACTACAACTGCTGGTAATATCGCAACACTAAATCGCGTTATTCTTCCAGTAATTCGTCGTGTTATGCCAACAGTTATTGCAAATGAACTTGTTGGTGTTCAGCCAATGACTGGCCCAGTTGGCCAGATTCACACTCTTCGTGTCCGTTATGCTAACAGCTTGACTGACAACTCAGCAGCCGCAACTAGCGTAACTGCTGGTGAAGAAGCTCTAAGCCCATTCAAGATTGCGCAGGCTTATTCTCGTGCTAATAGTGCAGATACTTCAACTAACTATTACACTGCGAATGACACTGCTGCTCTTGAAGGCAACGGTGGTAAGCAGATTTCTGTACAAATCCTCCGTCAGGCTGTTGAAGCTAAGTCACGTAAGCTACAAGCTCGTTGGACTTTTGAAGCTGCTCAGGACGCACAGAGTCAGCATGGTATTGACGTAGAAGCAGAAATTATGGCTGCTCTTGCTCAAGAAATCACTGCTGAAATTGATCAGGAAATTCTCTTGTCACTTCACACTCTTGCTTCAACTGAGTATACTTACAACCAGGCAACTGTATCAGGTACTGCTACTTATGTTGGTGACGAACATGCTGCTCTAGCTGTTCTTATCAACCGTGTTGCAAACTTGATTGCACAACGCACTCGTCGCGGTGCTGGTAACTGGTGCGTAGTAAGCCCAGCTTCATTGACTGTTCTACAGTCAGCAACAACTTCAGCTTTTGCTCGCACAACTGAAGGCACATTTGAAGCTCCAACTAACACTAAGTTTGTTGGTACTCTAAACGGCGCAATGCGTGTATTCGTAAACAGCTATAGCCCAGACACTCAGCCAGTATTGGTTGGTTATAAGGGTTCATCGGAAACTGACGCAGCAGCATTCTACTGCCCATACATTCCGTTGATGAGTTCTGGTGTTGTCCTCGATCCGACTACATTCGAACCGGTCGTATCATTCATGACTCGTTACGGCTACATTGAACTAACTAACACTGCGTCATCATTCGGTAACGCAGCAGACTACGTTGGTGAAATTTCCGTACAAAATCTTACTTTTCAATGAAAAATCAATAACTTACGAAGTGAAGTTAACAAAAAGGAAAAGGGGCTTTCGGGCCCCTTTTCTATTGCTATTTGTCTATTCTAGAGCTAAAATAACAGAAAAATGAACTTTTGGACTAAATAACTACATGTTTAAAGATAACAAATACACAAAAACTTATAATAGACTTATTGCAAATGCAGTAACACGGCAATGGAAGAAACAACGAGGCCGAGAGAGGCATCATATCATTCCTCAATCATTGGGAGGCCCTAATACCAAAGAAAACTTAGTATATCTTTCGTGCAGAGAACACGCTATCTGTCATTGGCTGCTGGTTAAGATGACAGAAGGTGAAGCATATAATAAGATGGTGTATGCATTCAATGGTATGAATGCTACCAATGACCTGCAGGATCGTTATTATTCTCCTATTATATCACGAGCATATGAAAGAAATAGAATTGAACAAGCCCGAATACATTCTATAACAATGAAAGGGAAACTTGCATGGAATAAAGGTGTTCCACAGTCAGAAGAACACAAAGAAAAGAATAGACAAGCAGCGTTAAAGCGCGGCCCAAAGAGTCTAGAATCTATTGAGAAGTGGAAAGAATCAAGAGCAGGCTACAAGCATAGTGAAGAAACTAAGCTGAAACAAAGCTTAGCACTAACGGGTAAACCAAAAGGTCCGATGAGCAAAGAAGAAAAACTAAAACGCTCAATCACTATGAAGGGTAAAGCTAAACCTGAAGGATTCGGTGATAAAGTAGCAGAGAGAATGAAGCAATCATTTACTGAAAACAATCCTAATAAACGAGAAGACCTAAAGAAGATTTGCCCACACTGCGGAACTAAGTCTGGTCCTAGTGGATATTCTCGTTGGCACGGTGACAACTGCAAGAAGCAAGGTATTTGATATGAACGAAGAACCGATCAATGAATATAAAGAACCGCAGATGATGACTAGAGAGTTCCTAGAAGATGTTCTTCGCCGCAGTCAAGAAAACATCTTTGCCTTAAAGAAATTAAGGGCAAAAATAAATTATGACATTGAGCATGGATTTATTGATGAAGATCAATGAAATTCTAGATCAGAACAGACAATGGGCAATATTGATTGACATTAAACTATCGTTTGAACAAGAATACACGGAACTAGTCAACATTATTGAGGTCATAGTGCGCGTAAAACACAGATCAAAGTACCCTGCGCTTATTGATGCTATCAATAGATTTCGATCTAACGCAACAGAAATGTTCAATGCTAAATTACCTATTTCAAATGATCCTGATTTAGTGAGTCTCAAAGAAAATGTTAATAAAATGCTAAATCATCTAAAACAACTTGAAAGCCAACTAAAATAATAAATATAATTTTAACAGGTACAGACATGAAAAAACTATTACTCGCTATATTACTAATGATTCCATCTACTGCATTTGCAAGTCAGTGTGATCAATTTTTTCCTAACAAGAAAGAAATTGTAGTACCGGGAACAACTGTTCTTTGCAACACTTTCTATGCTACTGTATACAATACATCAAAAGAAGAAGCTATTTTTTCTACCGAAGAGTTTTTACCACACTCAGCAAAAGTGGAAAGAACCAATGATTTTCATGCCGACATCCGTCTTGGAAAAACCTCACCAACACCCTCGGACTATGATAACACTGGCTATGACCGCGGTCATCTTACCCCAGCCGCGGATGCAGCGAATGACACTCAAATGTCTGATACGTTTTTAATGACTAATATGACTCCACAAGAGCCAACTGTTAATCGTGTGTCGTGGCGTATGCTAGAAGCTAATGTTCGCAATATGCCTGCTACTTACATTGTAACAGGTGCGATTTATAATGGGTTGACTAAGACAATTGGCAAGCATAGTATTCCAGTACCAAGTAGTTATTACAAGGTTGTATATCTTAAAAATGGTACAATCAAAGCTTATACCGCTGTGAATACTACTAATGCGCCGGTAATTGAGACTACGGTTGATGTAGTTGAAAAGATTAGTGGTATTAAGTTTCATTAAGCGATTCTAGTATCACCATCTACGATTACGTTTAGAATTGACTTCTTACCAGTGCGTTCCAGTGTTGGAATTTATAAGCGATAGCACGGTGATA